AGCGGATGACACCAGAAGAGTTATCGCTCTGGGCTGGTTACCTTGACTACCAGCATGAGCTACAGGAAGAAGCCAACAGGAAGGCACAACGCCGCCGATAAACTGGGTCTACGGTGAACGGCAATCGTGGCCCAGTACAGCGTCGATATCGTTGCCAAGGCGCTAGGCGGTAGTCAGGTTGATCAGTTAGCCAACAGTTTCAAGAACGTTGATCAGGCAGCGGCTAAAGCACAGGGCAGTCTGGATCGCGCGTCAAACAATATCCGCAATTTTGGTGGTAGTGCCAAGGGCGCTGGCGATGCAGTTCAAGCGCTTGGGGGATCTCTAAACGGTGTTGTTGGCAAGTTTGCTGCTTTTGCCGCTCAGCTGGGTCTGACGGTAGGAGCCGTTTCGTTGTTCAAGAGCAGCTTGGACGCTGCCTTTGCACGAGAGGCGGCAGAGAACCGGCTGCAGTCGCTCACTGATTCAGCTCATGAGTATGAGCTGGCAATGGGCGCGGCCGAAATTGCGTCAAAACGGTTTGGTATCACGCAGACCGAAGCCTCTAATGCTCTAGGTGATATCTACGGTCGCCTGAAGGGTCTTGGGCTGAATCTGGCCGAAGTCAATCAGATCTATACCGGCTTTAACGTGATTGCGCGTGAAGCGCGGACCAGTACCGAGGACGCCGCCGGGGCATTCCTGCAGCTGTCGCAGGCCATGGGTAGCGGCAAGCTCCAAGGTGATGAGCTGAAGCTGATCCTGGAAAGGATGCCGCAGTTGGCGCAAGCCATTGCGGATGGGATGGGCGTCAGCGCTGGATCTATCCGTCAGCTCGCTTCAGACGGCAAGATTGGCCTCACCGAGATCCAGACCGCTTTAGCCGGTGCAGCCACTCGTGCAGATGACCTTGGCAGCACGTTTACCAATCAGCAGGCGACGATCGCCCAGGTCAAGCAGCGGTGGGAAGAGCTGCAGGTTCAGATAGGCGAAACTCTTGCGCCGACTTATCTGTCAGCGGTTGAGGCGATTAGCAAAGGCGTCTTCTTGCTAGGCGAATACATGAAAGGCGCCGCCGGTTGGGCGGAGAAGAATGCCAAAGCAATTGGCGATGTCGTAGCCGTTGGCCTAAATATCGGCAAAGTCGCGTTGGGGATTTGGGTTGCAGTTAAGGCGATTGAGGCGTATCGCAAAGCGACCGAGCTGGCTGCGTTAGCTCAGAAGATTTTGCTTGCCTTCTCAGGCCCTAAAGGCTGGGCAATCTTGGCGGCCGGCGCGGTAATCGCCACCGGTGCTGTGTATGCCTTTAACAAAGCACAAGAGGCGGCCACCGCTGAAATCAAGCGTATGGAGGGCGAGTCTGAAAAGGCTTACCAAGCTCGCAAGGCGCAGGTTGAAGCGGAACTGAACGCACAACTAAAGCTCAAGCAGGGCATGGGGCAACAGGAGCAGAGCGCCAAAGATTTGAAGAAAGCGCAAGATGCAGTTACTAAGTCGATTGAGGATGCCATTACGGCTGCGGAACAGTTTGGCGATGCGTTGACGCAGGCAGTTGATAACAGCCTGAACATCACGCAAGCGCGTTTGCAGGCCGAGATGGCCGTAAACGACGTCTTGCTACAGCAGGCAGAGCGGCAGCTAGCAGCAGCACAGACGCAGGACCAGCGCGTACGGGCAGCGCAAGCTGTCTACCAGCTAACGGTGCGGCAAGCTCAATTAGAGCTGGAGTCTACGCGCGCCACAATCGCTGCTGAACTGGACAAAGCACGCATTGCCGTTGAGTCTGCCCGAGTAAAAGAGCGCGAGGTTTACGCTGTTGTTCAGCTAGCAATCGCTCAGAAGTCTGTTACGGCTGCGCATTATGAAGCGCTGAACGCTCAGCGCCAAGCTGTTGGTTTTGCAGAGCAGCAGCTGCGCACTGCAACGGTGATTGCCGCCGAACAGAATCGAGCAGCAGACGCGGTTTATAAAGGGAAAGTCGCTGCAGCCGAGGCGGCTTATCAACAAAATGTTGTGGCCCAAAATACGCAGTCGGCGGCTAGTGCGGCAGGGCAATTTGCCAATGAAATGCAGCGCGCTGCTGGTGCGGCACAATCGGCTGCTGGCGCCATGGGTGCAGCATCAGGGGGCACAGGGCGTGCGCCAACCGACTTTGGCGAAGCTGGCAAGAATGCCGCGTTTATGAAAGAATACATGGACGCGATCAATGCTTACAACCGGCGTCAACAGAAGATGTTTACTGATAGAGATGCTCGTGAACTGAACGCAATTAAAGCAAGTTTCTACGATAAAGCGCAGTCTTATAACACGGCGAAAGCATCAGAAAACATGCAATCGGCTCGGGCCGACTGGAGCAAGTATGCAGGGGCGCGCGGGTCGTCCATTGGTGGAGGGATTGCGTCATCTGCGCCGCAGATCAATTTGAGTTTTACGGGCAACATCATGAGAACGCCTGACGGTGACTACGTGAAAGCCAGCGAGGTACCAGGCATCGTTGGCCGAGCAGTTAATCAAACGATGAATCAGCTGCGGCGTAGTCCTGGAAGTCGCGCTGGCGTGGGGATGCGCTGATGGCAATACTTGCGCTTTGTCAATACCTGCGCATCTTTGATGCCAGTACGACCTACCACCGCTGGCAGAACTATTTTATTGGGCAGACGGTAGACGGCTACGAACACCGTCCGTTTAACGCTGGCGGCATTGAGGTCAGCGTTGACGGGGACCAATCAAGCATGACCGTTAGTCTCCCTTCAACTGCGGCCAATCACCAAGTTGTTGAGGCGGCTATTGCCAATGCGCATCTCATAGAAATTCAGATTTTCAGCATCCCAACCGGTGACACTGTTAGCCCAACCTCCAAGACGTTGATTGCCCAGTACATCGGGGAAGTCATTGCGGGCAATGCGACCGAAACTGAACTGGTGATTGAGATTGGCAGTAGCCTTGACCCAGTAGGCGCTCAAGTGCCGCCGCGCAAATTTACGACGACTCTGATAGGCGAACCGCCAAGGCTATGAACGACCTGTTGCGCGTTTATCCCCAGGGGCCTGTTACGCCAATTTCTTCAACGCTGCGGAAGGATGTAGAGACCGCTGACGCCTTGCTACGGGGTGGGTCTGATACGACTGCTTCGGTGGCGGCTGTTGGGGACACGATTCCGCTTGTCTTTGGCCAACGTGTTGGGGGCAATGGCGGCGTTTTCATTAGCCCGCCGTTGGTGAGGGTTGGCGTTGCAAATGTGGCTGGTCAAGTTCAGTTTTCGCAGGCGGCTGTTCTTTCGGATGGCGAATTGCCAGCTGTTTCTTTGTCAGATATCTGGCAGGGCGGGGATCAGCTCTCCGTGGCGGGCAGCTTCGCCACTTCTACTGCTTATGGCAGTTTGCCATCAGGCTCTTTCTTTAATTGGTCGCTTTCTGTCTTTCAGCAATATGACATTGGCTGGCACAAGCTGCCAGATCAAATTGTTAGCACTGGGCTGGAAAGCATTACATCCAATGGTGGGCTGCTGCGCGATGGTACAGAGTTAGAAATAACAGCTCAGTCTGAATACGCGACGGATTTAGACGTCAGCGTACAAAGAATCAAGCACGAAGTGTCTTATCGTGGCGTAACGCGATTTTTCCGCGGTCACCAGAAATACGACAAGGACTCGATTCAGCTCCCTACTGCCAGTCAATCGCAAGCGCGGCTAACTTCTCCTGACAGCTTTAACCGCCCCAGAGATATTAAGGTTAAGTTTAAAGATTACCTTGGAGCCGATAAGGAAGATTATATCGACGTGCAGCAAACAGCTTTTACGCCAGGGTCGGTAACTACCTCATCCGTGTTTGCCAAGGATGACCGCGGCCAGCTGATCCCTATTTACGAAACCGTGCCTGATGCGCTTCGCAGCACCAGAGTGCTTACCGCTTCTTGGTCTGTTAGGCGCGTTGCCTTTTCTAATCCACCCACGAGCACGGTAACTTGCTCTTCTTTGTTTACACAACAGCTTCCAGAGCACGCCACAGAAGTCAACGTGGTTGATCAGTACAAGGTTGTGTCAAAAGAATACCGACGCATTCCTCACCCGCTCCCAGACAGCCCTGCATTTGCCGGGTCTGGCGGTTCGTTTAGCGGGATGACCGTTTTGGGCGTGTTTGGTCAGTGGGAAGCGGCTGCCAATAAGCACTTGCGTCAGTTAAGTGTATTTATCCGCAACGGCATTATTGTCGACCGCCTAATGGGTGGGCGTGCTAGCAGCAATCTCTTTCCTGATCTTGCTCGTTATCTGATGAGCAAGGCGGCCCGTATCCCTTCGTTGCTAATTGATGATGGCAGCCTAATTGCCGCTGCTCAGTTCACGTCTGCACAAGGTCTGCATTTCAACGGTGTCCTGGCGACTCCTACTAACTTGCGGGAGTACCTGACACGCGTGGCTCCATTATTTTTGTTACGCCTGACTCAAGTTGGCGGGAAGTTCGGTTTGCGTCCGGTGTTGCCGACTAACGGAACAGCACTAAATACCGGACCCATTGCGCCGCTGTGTACTTACGACGAAACGACCATCATTGGCGGATCAATGGCGGTGCAATATGTCGAACTAGGGCAGCGTAAGCCATTCTGTGCCCTTATGGTTTGGCGTGAGCAGCCAGAGGATAGGCCCGGCGTTATGCGCATTACCGAAGTGCGTTATTCCGGTACTGCAGCTGATGGGCCGTTTGAGCAGTATGACCTTTCAGACTTCTGCACGAGTGAAGCACATGCACGCATGGTCGGCAAGTACATTCTGAGTCAGCGTCGTCATGTGACGCATACGATTACTTTTAGAGCGGACCCGACCGTGGCGCAACCAACCCCTGGAGATGTTGTTCGGGTTATTCAAAGCAATACAGCCAGTGCTGGAGGCAACCTATCGGTTAATCGTTTTTATCAAGTTGAACGCATCTCAGAAGATGCAACCGGCCTGCTCGAAATTACGGCGTCTCATTTCCCAACCGATAACGCAGGCAGTAGCCTGATTGCAGCCGATGTAGTGGGCACAATCTGATGGCGGTCGCTGCTTTCCCCTCTTTAGCGCCATCAGCTCGAAGCTGGACACCGGGTCAAAGGCCGATGCAAACGGTGACTTCTTTGGCTGGGTATGAAGTGCGTGTACTGATGGGAGCTGTAGCTGTCGACCAACGGTTGACACTGCAGTTTTCAAATCTGCTTGAAGTAGATGGCCGCCAAATTACTGACCATTACGCTTTGGCAGAAGGCGGGTTTCATACGTTTGATCTGCCATCGGCGGTTTTGGCTGGCATGACAAGCGGAGGCCACCTAAAGCCGTCTAATAGCAAATGGCGCTACGCCTCGCCGCCTAGCGTGACCTATGAAGCGCCTGGGATTCAAAGCGTTAGCGTCACCTTAGTGGCAGTGCCTGAGTAGCCATGGCTGGGTTTTACAGCGGCATTGACAGTGCCTTGTGGGTTGATGGGGTGAAGGTTGGGAGGGCAGCGTCGTGGAATCTGACTGCTTCAGCGGAACTGCTGTCGACAACCACGCTTGGCGATTATGCACCGACTTACCGGTTAGGTCGGCAGTCGTACACAGGTAGCTGTTCTATCTACTACTACGAAGACACCCTTGGGAAAATTGAAGGGCAGTCGTTGCTTAAGACGTTGCTGCAGACCGGGAAGGTGGCGCCTGATCAAAAGCACCGCTTCAAGCTGACCACAGGTGATCGCTTGGTGGAGTTTGACGCAATGCTGTCCAGTGCGTCTTTGGGCGCCAGTGCTGGTGAAGTGATCAGCGTTGACGTGTCGTTCAGCGTCTGCGGGTCACTGATCCAATCCACTTTGGGAGGCGTTTGACGTGGCGATTTATCTCGGTTCAGCCGGCATTGTTCAGCTGACGCGCGTGGGTGACGGAGCGTTTCGCTCTGAAATGGATCCTGGCGACGTCAACATTAGCGAACGTCGGTTTAGCTTTGACTTCCCAAATGGCACGTTTTTAACTGGTGATCGTTTGTCGCTGCGACGGATTGAAGCAGACGGCACGCCGTCAGGGCAGCCGCTGGACTTTGTGGTCGCAAGTGGCTGGGGGGATGGTATTCAGCACCCTGACGGCACTTGGTATGTAAACGTAGACGCCTTGGGTGGTCTGCGACTTTATCGGTCTTGGTCTGATGCTTTAGCAGGCGAAGCCAATAAAGCCGTACAGCTGCAGGTGCCTGCTGGGTCTTATCCGTTTTTGGCTGAGCTAGAAGGTGGTGCGTCGCACTGTTTGGGCCAGATCGCTGAGTTCAGCCTGTCAACGGATCGAGTAACGGCTGACGTGACGGGCCTTGGCGATGCTTTTGCTCGTCAGTGGTCGGGGCTGATTAGCGGCAGCGGTGAGATCCGTTGCTTTTGGGACTGGCGACCATCACGGTGCGGCGGTGTGGATGCGAGTCAAGAAACAGCGCAGTATTTTCACCAGCTGGTTTTACGTCAGCAGCTTGGTAGCGAATTTAAGGCAGAGCTGATTATCAAGCGTGATGGCGCAGAGCCGTTAGATGACGCGCTGCCGGGAATTGCGTCGCGCACAGCCCTGTTTTATGCGATCACGGCGGTCGTTACCAATGTGGGCATGGCATTTGAGCCTGGTGAACCGCTGCAAAGCACAATCCAGTTTGTAACGACCGGAGAGATCGCGTTGCGGTACGAACTGCCATCGGCCTACCTCCTGCTGCAGGAAGATGGCGACAAGCTGTTCCTTGAGGAGGGCAGTGGCTTTGTTGCGCTAGAAGCTGACGCCTAGTTGTTCATAGACTGGCCTTATCCCTAGACAGGCGCAGGTTTTGGCATGGCAGACCTGAAGATTAGTCAGCTAACCGCGCTGGACGGCACGCTCGTTGCGGCGAACGACGAGCTGCCGATTGTTGACTCCAGCGCTAGCGAGACGAAGAAGGTCACGCCTGAGGGGCTAGTTAGCGCGGGGATCAGGCTGCTGCCTGCGGGCTCGATTGATTTCAGCAAGATCAACGGTGCGACAATTGCCATCCCTGATGGCAGCGTCACCACGGCAAAAGTGGTGAATGGTGCGATTACCGACGCCAAGATCACTGGCCCGATCAGTGTTGGCAAGCTGGGCAATCAGGCCGTCAACGTGGTGCTGGCGGGTCCAGCAACGGGTGGTGCTGCAGCGCCGACGTTTCGCGCGATTGTTCCGGCTGATTTGCCAAAGGGCACTACTACAGCTGTCGGTGCAGTCAGCGTTGCGCCAGCCGGCGGTTTAGCGGTTGATAGTAACGGTGCGGTTAGCCTCGGCACGATTGGTGCGGGCGGCACAAGCCCCGTTGTGACGTATGACGCGACCGGTCGCGTAACAGCTGGCCGCGCTTTAGCTGCAGCTGATCTGCCGCTTGCGACTTCTTCTGCGGTTGGTGCAGTGAAGCCCGGTGCTGGCCTTGCCGTGGATGGCACCGGCAGTTTGAGTGTTGGGCTAACGGCAGCGCTATTGCCTATTGCGACTAGCACAGCAGTAGGTGGCATGAAGCCTAGTGCTGATTTTGCTGTTGCTAGTGATGGCACGCTAAGCATTGCCAATAGCGTGACGGCAGGCACTTCGGCAAAGGTGACCTATGACGCCAACGGCTTGATCACAGCTGGCGGCAGTTTGGTTGCTGCAGATATACCAGGGTTGGATGCAAGCAAGATCGTTAGCGGAACACTGAATGGTTCGCACATTGCAAACCGAAGCATTACGCAAGCCAAGCTGGCTGACTATTCACTCTCTTATATCCAAGAGGCGCAGCCCAGCTCAGCGGCAGGCGATCATCCGATTGGCGAGCTGTGGTTTCAGGAGTCGACGGCAAAGCTGTCGATGTGGAACGGCAATAGCTGGATGCCGGTTGGGCAAGGCGCGCTATCAGGTCAAAACCTACGATTCTGCGGCACGTTTGATGCAAGTACCGGCCTAGTTGCGTCTATTACAACCTTTGGCACATCGGATGGCTTTACAACTGGTGTAGCCATTCCAAGTGCCGATAACAAGCACACAGGTGCGTACTTTGTCTGCGCAACGCCTGGCAATGGTACAAGTGTTGCCACTGGCGTCACATTTGATGCGGGCGACTGGATCCTGTGCATTTCGGGCGCTACGGGTTGGCAGCGCATTGATACGCTGAACGGCGCGACTGGTGGCGGTGGTGGTGCTGCAACTCTTGATGCGTTGACAGACGTAACTGTGACAACTCCCGCGGCTGGTGATGTGCTGACCTATAGCGGCGGCAACTGGGTGAATCGTCAAGCCAACCTGGATCCCGGCACCTACAGCTGATTTGTCTACGCTGAGGAAACCGTATATGCGGTCCCTGCGGCTAGATAGCCATGCCAGTCAACACGTACCACCTGCGATCCAGCATTAAGGGCAAGGAGCCCACTGCTGGTAACAATGCGGGACAGCTGCCGATAGGCAGCATTGCGATCAACTTCAATTCTGATGAGCCGTTCTTGGCGATTCAGGATGCCAATGGAGTTGTGCGTCGGATTGCTGGGGTCAAGATTGATGCCACTGCGCCTGCCAGCCCCACGGCGGGTGAGTGGTGGGTTGATACCAGCGGCGCTACCAAGATCGTCAAGGTGTTTGACGGCACGGCGTGGGTAGCGACTGGCTCGCCTGTAGTGGATGCCACTACTGGTGTTAAGGGCATTGCTCAGTTGGCGGATGCAGCAGCAGTGACAGCTGGTACTACGGGTCGTGTGGTTACAGCGGATCAGCTGAAGGCGACTAACGATGCAGTAGCGGCCAATACAACGAACATCACGACGATTAACGGCAAGGTTGCGGATGCCACAACTGGAGCAAAGGGCATTGTTCAGTTAGCTGATGCAGCGGCGGTAACGGCAGGCACCGTTGGTCGTGTGGTCACTGCTGACCAGCTAAAGGCGACTAACGATGCAGTAGCGACAGCCACGGCCGGTGGCATCAGCACGATTAACGGCACGGCGCCAGTCAGCGTGACGGGAACGGGCAGCACCCGCACGGTGGCAGTGGCAGACGCTACCGATGCTGCAAAAGGCGTTGTTGAATTAGCAGATGCTGCAGAGACCACAGCCGGCACTGATGTCACTCGTGCGGTGACACCGGCTGGGTTGAAGGTGGAGTTGGACAAGAAGCTAGGCGAGGCGCCAAATGGAACAGCGGATGGTACTAAGACCTATGTAAGGCAGGTTGTCACTTCTGGTGCTACCAACACCAAAACATGGGTGGAAACGCCGGCAGGTAGTGCGCCGCCATCTGATGCCAGCACAACAGTTAAGGGCATCGTTCAATTAGCCACTGCAGCCGAGACCACCACCGGGACTGACGCCACCAAGGCGGTGCATCCTGCTGGTTTAAAAGTTGAGCTGGACAAGAAGGCGCCGCTGGCTAGCCCAACGTTTACGGGCACACCGGCTGGCCCTACAGCAACTGCTGGCACCGCAACAACCCAGTTGGCAACCACAGCTTTTGTAGATGCCAGCTTTTTAAAAAAGAACATCTCCACTCTGCCTGCGCTGCCCTGACCGATGGCTATTGCAACCGCCGATCTACTGCTGGTCAACCGTGCTGGCACTGACTACAAGATGGCCAGCAACCTGGCCATGACCAAGGTTCAAGCCACCGATGTGTTGCTGATCAACCGCGCTGGCGTTGACTACAAAATCACCGGCGCCAAGTTCCTAGCAGGCAACTTCCTAGACACTGACCTGTTCCTGGTCAATCGCGGCGGGGTTGATTACAAGGCCACCGGGGCATTGATGCGGGCCATTCTGCAGCGGGCTGCAGTTATTGGCACGGTTGTGCTGTCTGAAGAAGATGCCGCAGCTCCGGCCTTCACCAGCCAGAAGTTCAAGACGACAATCACGTTGACCGATGCAGGGCAGCCTGCCGCAACGATTGGCTTGAAAGCCTATGTACAGGGACGACTGAAGGCTACGTTGACTTCAACAAACGCAATTACTGCAATCGCAGAAATCAAGCCGGCTGACGGCTGGAGTAAGGCTGCTGAACCCATCCCCGGCAATTACAACTTAAACCCGTCTAAGGGAGTTATGTTTAAGGGCAAGTGGTATTTTGGAGGAGGCGGCGAGAGTATATTCTCCTCGCCTGATGGGATTACTTGGTCGCAGCAGACAGACTCTAGCAAGTTCAGCAACATCGTCCAAGGGCTTGCTACCGACGGGAACATCCTTGTTGGCTTAAGTTCTGGCGGCAAAGGTGCATGGAGTCCTGATGGAACGACATGGACGGATATAGCTGGGTTGAACGACCAGTGCAACGATCTGGCATACAACCCCACCTCCAAGATATGGCACGCTATTTGCAGCCAGCCTAGCGGGAGGTTTGTTATTTATAGGTCTACAGATGGCAAGCACTGGACTAAAACTGGGACGCGCCACGCGTCAACAGAAACCGGATACTGCATGACCTGTGCCAATGGTGTTTGGGTCGCAGCTGGTACAAAAGGCAACGCAATCACATCCACCGATGATGGTGTTTCGTGGGCAGAGATTCAGATCCCCGGGTGGTCCGGCGGTGGGGCTATCTATACAATCGCCTATCGCAACGGGTTGTGGCTGGCTGGTGGCGACGGTCGGACTTTTGCTCGGTCAACTGATGGTCTCAACTGGACCGCCGGCCCAACCATTAGTGCCGACTGTTCTGCTGTTAGAGAACTCGTGTCGCTTTGGGGAGGCTGGGTAGCAATCGTTGCGTCAACCAGCGGAGAGTACAAAACATCTTTGGATGGAACGACCTGGGGCGCAACAGTCGACGTAGATCCCTCCTTGCCCTTTAGCGCAAATCGCGTTTTAACGGATGGTTCCCGCGTTGTTGTCATAAGCTCCAGGTATTACTCCTATAACGATGCAGCATTTGGCGCTACTAGGCTCACGATTGCAGGGTGCCAAACAGATGGCTTCGCCCGCACTGATGTAGTCAGCTCAACGCCAGGTTCTGCGACTGGAATGATTGGTGCGTTAGATGACACCAATGTTCAGATCTCGCCTCCAAGCTCAGCGTGGGCTATCGGTCAAAAATTACGGGCCACCAAGGTATCAGATGGCGCTCGCCTCTATCTCGTCTTCAATGCTGCAGGTGCCGTCACCGACATGCAATCAGCCGATCCTGGCTTTGTGACGATGACCAATTCAGTAGCACCTGAGCTGACATTTCCTGCCACGTTCCCATCAGGTAATGCACCGGATGTGGAGCTACCGAATGGCACCACCATCACCACGGTGGTGGAGGCGAAGAACACTGCAGGTGCGCCGACGAAGACATCGAACACCGTTACCCCCGCACGCTGATGACTTTCAATAAGGCTGAGTTTGACGCGATCAATGCTGCACTGAGCAGCTATGAGTCGCGGCGAGACAAGCATCAAAAGAACCTGGCAGAGCTGGCAAAAAAAGCCAAGGACCCTGGCTACGTCCCGGTGATTGATCAAGGCGGTTATGTGCCGCCCTACATCGCCGAGTGGCAGGCAGGTGTTGACTACGACCCAGGCACTGTTGTGATCCACCAGGGCAACCGCTACCTGAAGCTGGATGACGGAGACAACAGCGAGCCTGATGCCATCGCTGGTGGGTGGGAGCAGATCGCATAAAAAAGGAGCCGTGGGTGGACACGACTCCTTTTCATCCAACGTGGTTTTGAGATGTGATCCTGACGGGGATCGAGTCGCCCAGCCGCATTGCTTGCGAAAGGACTTGAGCAGTGTAGTGGGTCAGCCCGATGCCAAGGCAGAGCGGGAACACCAGCA